CAGGAATTTGGACCAGTTCTAAGAACCCACCCGCTGCTGATACCAGCGCAATCGATCATTCACACCGTTTGGACTACTCTGGCCAATGGCGCAGCGCTCCCTCCAAGAGATTTCCATGGAGGCTGTAGACGTCGTCGCCTTTCGGGCTCGTGAGCACCTTTCAACTTACGTCAACCAGATGCAGTTCCTGCAACACGTGGTACAGATGCAAGCCTTCACAGAGGCTCTGACCACTTTGGCTTGGACTATCTTGGCTCTGACCATCGTAGTTTTAGGGTTCGCGGCTGCCATTCAGATGATTTATTACATCAGGATATGGCATTTGCGCCGTAGTTCCCACTTCGTTGGCACGACCAGTCAGCCAGTTGGCGCTTTCAAAGGCCCTTTCGGCAAACAGTACTACAGGCCCCATATTGGAGGTCAGCTCTACGAGATAGTACCTAGCAAGATTGTGGTTGAGCAGGGCGGCTCCATCGAGACCGGCAAGCTCGACTTCGCCCTTGTTCCCTGCTCGGAAGAGCGAGATGAATCGATACTGCCGGGCTCAAGCCCGGCTCGCCCTTGCATCCAGTCCCCTGGATATCTTGTCCAAATAGGCCTCCCAGAGGCCGGGGACGATGCTACGATGCTTGGAGCGGGGGTGCGGCTGGGGCAATACCTCATTACCGCACGTCACCTTTTTGAGAAATCTACGATGGCCGGCTACCGCAGCCCGTATGTCACTCTCATCAAGAATGGGTTCAAGCAGACCTGTAGGCTTCCAGAGCCTATAGCCTGCCCGGTGCCTCCAGGCACTGACACATCGTGCTCATGGCTCGACCTTGTTGCCTACGATCTCGGGGACACTCCGTTCTCCGTGATCAAAGCTAAGTCTATGCGGATGTCGGACCTTCAAGTCTACGCAGACTCGACTCTTGAAGTCTACGGTCAGCCAAGCGACAAGCTCCTAGTATCCACAGGAGCTGTCATCCCCGACGATGCTCTTGAGGCCACTAAAGGTGTTTTTAAGCACACGGCCAACACAGTCAGCACCTTTTCAGGATCTCCTATTGTGATCTCGCGTTCAGGGTCTCTCAAGATGGTTGGGCTCCACCTCTGCGGAGGGGAGCGTGCCAATTACGGCATAACCAGCTCTGCTGTAATGGCTTTCTTGAGGTTCCACAAGGAGTTCGCTCAGTGGACCACCCCTTCCTCTTCACCCAGGATCTTCCGCGCCTTGCTACCCAAGGGCCTAGAGGAGACCCCCGTGGAGGACGAGTCCCGCCAGGGCAGGCGCAGGTTTGCGCATTTCGACTACGGGGCATTCTACACCGCAGAGGAGAAGAGGATGAACGACGAGGAGGAGCGCATCAAGAGCTACCACTACGGTGACACTGAAGGCATTGCGCTTGGGCTGAATCCTAATCGCAGGGACCAACTCATTGGAAGCATGTTTGACGACAGCAAAGTCGCGGCTGTTTCCGAGCAGCCATCTCCGCGTACAACACCGGAGAGCATCCCCAAGCGCCCGTCACCGAGCACGAAACTGGATAGGCCGTGCCGAATTCCGCGCCGCCTCATCGAAGGTGCGACGATCGAAGAGTCTGTCTGCAAGGCAGCAACGGCCGATCAGTGGCCTAAGTCCGCGCTCCCGTTCCACAATGGGGAGAAACATACGTGGGCTAAGACCACTAAGGACACTCGTGATCCCTTGGAAGCGCGGAACCTCACCCTAGTTGAGGCTCGTGTACTCGATACTTACTTCTTGGAGGATGATATTACTGCCCTCGACGCTATCGTGGGCGTAGGCGCTCGTTCTTTGCTGTGCTTACCAGCCTTCGCTGAGTTCAATCGGTACATCAACGCCGGGAACGTCAAATTGGATCCCCAGGCCACTTCCAAGTACGGAGCCCCCAACCTCCTTGACAAGAAGAAGAACCTGCATGCTTACCCTTGTGGCACTTGCAGTCGAACCAATAGTGTCAAAGCGCGGAGATGCGACCTCCCACCAGCTTACCTCGAGGCCCTCAAGTCCCTCGGCCCAAAAGGCCAAGAGGCTGCCTCGAAGATTGCGGGCTACCGGCTCCCTCCCAGCGCTCCTAGTGACATCTTTGATTCTCTTGCGGGCCAGTGCGCCCGCCAGACGCCTGGTAATTGGGATACCCTCTGCGCCCAGCCTCTCTTCGAGCAGAAAGTTGAAGCCTTCTGCTCTAACTACAGCGTGACTCCGAGCTTCACCGACACTTCTGTGTCCGCTCACGTCGACCGTTATGCTGACAATGCCGACGGTGATAAAAGCGCTGGCTGGTCCGCCCGTTACAAGGCTGGCAACAAGTCAGCCTGGACACGATCGGCTGAGGGAAGGGACTTGTTGGCATATCTTGTGTCATGTAGGCTCGCCCTCCGCGTTGCCGAGGGCTCCAATCTCCACTACCTCTCTGCAGAGGACACCATTCGCTATGGCCTAAAGGACCCTGAAGACTGCTTTGTGAAGGGTGAGGCTCATGGACCTGAGAAGGCGGCAGCCTGCAGGTGGCGTTTGATTTGGATTACATCTATTGTCGACGCCGCGCTGCAGGAACTGTCGCACCATACTCAGAATAAAGCGGATATAGTGGATTACTCCATGGGCCGCCTTAACGTCCAAGCCATTGGCTTAGGGCACCATGATGAGGGCATCACCCGGCTTGGAGAAGCTTTCGACAAGATCGCCGACGGCGGATCCCTCGGTGGCAGCGACGCCTCTGGTTGGGATCTCAGCGTCTGCGCGGATCTCATGTACTTTGACGCTGAGCGCAGGGCCTCCAGGTTACCCAAGGTTGACCTACTCGCTCGGGACATCCTCTGGGCGGAGGCCGCCGTGTCTGCCAGGCACATCCTCGCCATTGGCAGCGAGCTCATGACTTTCACCAATTTTGGTGTTGTGGGCAGCGGAATGCCTTCCACAAGCGCAACAGCCTCTCCAGGACGCGTCTTCGGCCTCCTTGTCTGCGGGGCCGACGCTGGCATTGCTGCTACTGACGACGCTGTCCAGCGTGGCTCAGTCGATGAGGCTCTCTTGTCCACCACAGGGGTCATCGTCAAGGAGGGTAGCAGCTGGACCTCAGGGCCAAACGGCCCAGTGGACTTCACTTCTCACATCTTCATTAAGACCGATGGGAAGTGGGGGGCTACCTTTGACAACTTTCCCAAGATGCTGGCCTCTCTCGGCCTAAAGCACTTGACGGAAGACCCCGAGACAGGCAATCTGCTTCCACCTCCCGGGGACGCGTTGGCTGGGATGAGGTTTGCGCTCAGGCACACCCCTGAAGCAGACAACCTTTTGGTCGCGCTGTGCGAGCGCCTCAAGTGGCCCGTCCCAAGTCCACTCGACGTGGACGTCGACCTTTGATCATGAGATGTCTGGACCGCAGTTAAGTCCCCTGCGGCGTCCTCAACGGGCACCAAAGACACACACAGAGTTCTTTGGCCTAATACCAACTACGTCACACTAGGTGACAGTTGCTGAGCCTGAGAGGTGAGCCTCTCCGCCCGGCACTAATACCAACTGTGTCACACTAGGTGGCAGTACACGCTGAGCCTGAGAGCGACCCTCTCCGCCCAGCCTAATTATAGACAGTCTGCTGAGCCTGAGGGGTGGAGCCTCCTTGCCCAGCCTAATACCAGACAGTCCGCTGAGCCGAGAGTGACCCTCTCCGCTCAGCCTAATACAATTCCCACTCTTCCGCCTATACCAGGCGCCTCGCCCGCGGGATCGCCCGCCGCTCGCTCACACAGGAGCGAGTCTACCCGATCATTTAAACGGGATTCCCCCGCTCAGACCCTTCTCCCAAATGACTGGCAAACAAGGTCCAAGGAAGCAGCCAGGCCCAAAGAACCAAGGCCAGCGTCAGCCTTCCCAGGGCCAGAGCTCCCAGGCCCGGTGGGAACAAGAGAGCACCCGCCGAGCCCTCCAGTCCATGCTAGACAAGCGGCTGAACCAATTACGAGCACCAGCCCCACAGCGATGTCTTACGCAGACAAAGTCTGGTGGGCGAAGCTACGCGCCCGGTTCTCAAAGGTCTCCTTGGACTTTGAAGCACGGTGCAGCCAATCGCACTGACGTGCACATTTCACGCGCAGTCTTCGGGGTTCACGTTCCTGACGCTGTCCACAATCCTGTCATGCAGGACCGCGAAGTTACGGCCCTCTCAGACTTCACCGACAAGCAGTGGTCTAAGACGTCAGTTCTCCTTTACCATTCCTACCCTCATCACAAGGCCGTTACCTCCCCTGCTGTGTGCCCTTTTGTCTTGGCCGAGACTGGGCCTCTCGCCGTGCCACAGAGCGGAGATATCGGTGTGACGGATGCTACACTTTGGGCGGCTACTCCTCGTAATGCCAGCCCCGCAACCCTTGCTCTCTACAGCCACCCGGCGGCGATGGCGCGCACCATCACCACAAACCGTACCAATAGAGACCCAGACGTCCGCTGGTCACAGCGGATCCTTACCTCTCATTTGCGTGTCACAATTACAGGTGGCCATTCATTGAGAGGCATCTTCTCTTGGCAACCAGCGGTGGCTGATTGGACGACAGCTGTGTTACACGATGTCCCCAGTCGCATCGGTGCTGAGGTGCACACAGTCCACCGCAAACACTTTGCAGGAAACCGTACTGTGATTGACATCCCACTTTTCCTTTGCGATCCTGCCCTCTACGGACGCATGTCCCGAGTGGGCATTGAAGATGTTACGAGCACCAGCCCCACCGAGGTCGAGAATGTTGACCCATGGGGAACAATCTGCGCAATCTTTGAGGAGCTGGCTTGGGCCACTACAGACCCGATTCCCAGGATTGAGGTCGTATGTACTGAGAAGATACAGAGTGAGCTCCCATCGAGCGAAGACCACTTGGACAACTCAGCGACGCACACGACCGTTCCACCTGAGCGGGCTCCCCCAGTCACTAAGGACCGAGTGCGCCCTCCGAAACAGACAGCGGAGAACCCTAATCTTAGGGGAGGGGCTAAGTAGGATCCCAGCAGAGCTCCTTCGGGAGGCTCTGCCAGGAAGTCAAATCCGGGCAATCCGCGGCCTTTCTCTCAGCTGCAGGTTGCCAAGCTCCAGGCCATGGCCGAGAGGGCCCAGGTGCGCGATGTCTTCGGCGATGTCGCCTCTTCGGTCCTCAACAACGCCCTGTCCCGCAAGACGTCTCCTCCTCAGCACGCTTTGCCTTGGCGCCGCCCGCCGCCCCAATTTGGCTTCGGCTAAAGGGTCGGGCGGATGAGAGACAGAGAGGGACATCGAGAGAGAGATGGAGAGAGAGGTAGAGAGCCTGCCAACTGGCAGTTAGTTTCGTTTTCAACCTACAGTTTTCCGTTTTCAATCTAGAGTTTTAAATCACGGCAGGCATTCTGCCGGACACCACGTTCCAGGCGCATACGTGCGATAGAGAAAGGAGTCATCTCTTCACCCTGGG